TTGAGAAAGCGTACGACTGGTTCACATTCGGTGCGCGAACACGTCTAATGCCTGGGGGTCGGGTAGCTATCATACAGACACGGTGGCACATGGACGACCTGACAGGGCGTGTGACCAAGGACATGGTAAACAACGACAAGTCTGACCAGTATGAGGTTGTGGAGTTCCCAGCCATAATGGATGTGGAGAACAAGAAGACGAAAGAAATAGTACAGAAACCTCTATGGCCTGAGTTTTTTGACATGGAAGCCCTGCTTAGAACGAAAGCATCTATGCCTGTGTTCCAATGGAACGCACAGTATCAGCAGGAACCGACAGCAGAAGAAGCCGCGTTGGTCAAACGTGAGTGGTGGCAGATGTGGAAGAAAGAAGATCCACCGATATGTGAGTATATTATCATGTCTTTGGACGCAGCCGCAGAGACACACAACCGTGCGGACTACACAGGTTTGACGACGTGGGGTGTGTTTTTGAATGAAGAGGTGGACAACTATAATATTATATTGTTAAATAGCATAAAACGACGGTTGGAGTTTCCCGAACTTAAAGAGTTGGCTATGGAAGAATACAGGGAATGGGAGCCTGACTCGTTCATCGTGGAGAAAAAGAGTGCAGGAACTGCGCTGTACCAAGAAATGAGGAGAATGGGTATACCTATACAGGAATATACACCACACAGGGGATCTGGTGACAAGCTAGCTAGACTTAACTCCGTGACTGACATTGTGTCATCAGGTCTGTGTTGGGTTCCCGAAACACGATGGGCAGAGGAGCTAATCGAAGAGATAGCAGGGTTTCCGTTCATGAGCCACGATGACTTGGTTGACTCCACCGTCATGGCGTTGATGAGATTTAGACAGGGTGGGTTTATACGACTGCCGAGTGATGAACCTGAAGAAGTCGTTTACTTTAAACAAAAGAGAGGCGGGTATTACTGATGGCTGTAGAGAAAGGACTATTTCAAGCCCCAAAGGGTGTGGAAGAAGAAGCGACAGAACAACTAGAGATAGAAATCGTGAACCCTGACATGGTCACGTTGGACGATGGTAGTATGGAAGTAACTATCGTACCCGATTCGGAGGGTGTTAGCACAGGGGCGTTTGACGAGAATATAGCTGAAAATATGGAAGAAGATCAGCTAGCCGCTGTGGCTGATGAGTTACTGGGCAATATCGACTCTGATCTGGAAAGTCGTAAAGAGTGGGCAGATACGTTTGTTAAGGGTCTTGACGTGTTAGG